TTAAGCAGATAAACGGACATGTTCAATCTAAATACACAATTCAAGGACCTCCAGTAACTAAATTACCAAAATCAGAACATCTTTCTAAACAACAAGCTAAATACTTAGCTAAGATTTCTAAATTACAAAGTGAATTTGGTTTAGCAGATAATCAGGGTGTAGCGGAATATCATCAGGCTTGGTGGACAAATTTTGTTAATAAAAACGCTAAAGGATTAGATGAACTTCAAAAAATTGGTTTAGTTAAAAGATGGGCTTTCTTAGATAAAACATTCCGAATAAAAGATATCAAAGATGATAAGATAAGAGCATGGGCTGAGCAAACTGATAAGCAAGACCAGCAAAAAATATCTAAGCAAAATCTTATGAAATTTGAAGAAGTTTTCTTAGGAGTTGGTGCTGATGTATTATCGTTTATGAGTTCGGTTTTAACAGCAAATCCAGACGCTGCAAAAAGACAGATGGTTTCTAGATTAGAATCTACTATACAAACTATACAAAAGAAAGGTGACCCTAAGCAGGTTGAAAAATTAAAATTAGAACTTCAAAGATTAAATTCTTTGGGTGGATTTGATAAGATTGTACCAAACGAAGGTATTGTATTTGTATATGGTGGTAACACTTATAAATTAACTGGTGCATTTGCTCCATTAAACCAAATTTTGGGTATTTTCTACGAAAATTAGGTTTTATTTAATTTCTATATATTTATATATATTATAACTATATAGATTAATATGGCTAAAGAATTTAATAAAAAGTTCATGCACCCAACCCGCCGTAAGTTGGTGGATATGGTATTGGAAGGTGGAGAATATCAAAAAGATACTTTTGTATCATTTGCTAATTCAGAAAAAAAGAACGAAAAAAGAGAAGTTGGTGAAACTTGGACTGATTCCGATGGTAGTATTTGGGAACAAAAGGAATTTGGAAAAGTAAAGAAATCAGCATTATCAGATACTATGGCTGAAGTTAGACAATACTTACAGCAATTAAATAGTTGCAAGAATAAAGAATGTAAAACTATTAAATTAAGTAAAACTGATAAAAAGATTGTTTCTAAAACCGGATATTGTTCAAACTGTTTAGCTGAAAAAGAAAGTAAGATAAAAATAGATGGACTTTGGGATGAATATGAATCATACAAAGTATATTCCAATATGATTGCATATGGTTCTGAAGTTTTAGCTCAACTTAATCAGGCATATAATGATGCTAAGCAGGAATATGAATATGCTAATGAAGATGGTTCAATCGAAAAATGGAGTATGGATAGACCTATTGAGGAATTGAAAGCCGAAATTAAGCAAGATATTGAAAATATTCAAAAAGAAATAGAAGATATTACTAAACGTAGAGATGAGTCTTGGGAAAAATTAAAAGATAAAAACTACGATTTAATAAAAGCTCCAACGGTATAATATGGCGGAGAACGTACAGCAAAAAAAGAGTTTAAAGCAAATTATTGCTGAAGAATACATAAGGTGTTCCAAAGACCCTATACACTTTATGAAAAAATACTGTATGATTCAGCATCCGGTGAGAGGTAAGATACCATTTCACCTTTTTCCGTTTCAAGAAAAAACTCTTACTGAATTTCACAAAAATCGATTTAACGTTGTTTTAAAATCACGTCAAACTGGTATATCAACTCTATGTGCTGGATTTGCACTTTGGAAAATGATATTTAATTCAGACTTTAACGTATTGGTTATTGCAACAAAGCAAGATGTTGCAAAGAACTTAGTAACTAAAGTAAGGGTAATGCATGAATTACTTCCTTCTTGGTTAAAGAATGGAAGTATGGAAGATAATAAACTTTCACTTCGATTAAAAAATGGTTCTCAAATTAAAGCGATTGCAAGTTCACCTGATGCAGGACGTTCTGAAGCACTTTCGTTATTGATATTTGATGAGGCTGCATTTATTGATGATATTGAAGAAATTTGGTTATCGGCACAATCAACACTATCAACGGGTGGTAGCTGTATAGCACTATCTACTCCAAATGGTGTGGGTAATTGGTTTCACAAAACTTGGGTTGGTGCTGAAGAGCAAACTAATGGGTTTATTCCAATTAAATTACATTGGACAGTTCACCCTGAAAGAGACCAAACTTGGAGAACTGAGCAAGAACGATTGTTAGGTCCAAAGGGAGCAGCTCAAGAGTGTGATTGTGACTTCGTATCTTCTGGTGATACTGTAATACCACCTGAATTATTAATGTTCTATAAAGAAACATATTGTATAGAGCCAATAGAAAAGGGTGGGTTTGATGGTAATCTTTGGAAGTGGCAATATCCAGAATATACCAAATCATATATGGTTGTAGCGGACGTTGCCCGAGGTGATGGTTCTGACTATTCAGCTGCACATGTAATTGATGTGGTAAACGCTGAGCAAGTTGCAGAATATAAAGGTAAATTAGATACCAAAGATTTTGGAAACTTCTTAGTTACCCTATCAACTGAATATAATGATGCTTTACTTGTAGTGGAAAATGCAAACGTTGGTTGGGCAGCAATTCAGCAAGTAATTGATAGGGGATATAAAAATCTTTTCTATATGAGTAAAGATTTAAAGTATGTAGATGTTGAGAATCAATTTACAAATAGATATAGAGCTGAAGATAAAGGTATGGTTGCTGGATTTTCTACTACATCTAAGACAAGACCACTTATCATTTCAAAATTAGATGAATATTTTAAAGATAAATCTGTAATAATTCGTTCAAATCGTTTGATAGATGAGTTGTTTACCTTTATCTTTATGAGTGGTAGAGCAGAAGCAATGAGAGGTTATAATGATGACTTGGTAATGAGTTTTTCAATCGGATTGTGGGTAAGGGATACTGCACTTCGTTTAAGACAAGAAGGTATTGACCTTACAAAGAGAGCAATTGGTGGTATTTCATCCAATTCACATGATGGTATATATGGTGGTGGAGGTTCTATGGGTGATAACCCTTGGAAAATGAGAGTTGGTGATGATTTTGAAGATTTATCACAATGGTTATAAATTATACTGTTTTGATAATTTACGATATTTATGATATATGTCAAAATTAAAAGGAGACCAAAATGATTAGACTTAAAAATATCCTAAAAGAAGATGAATATGTAAATAAAGCATATTCTATGGGGGATACACCAACCGATAACCCAATTGATGATTATGATGAATTGGATGTTGAGCAAGAAGATATGGATGATTTTATTGCATATCTTAAATCTTACTCACAATCATTGGATGAGGCTAATTGTAATTGTGTATTTGAAGCAGAGTATCAGGGTAGAGAAGTAAAGTTGGGTAAACCAATGCAGGGGGATGTTAAGAAATTTAAAGTTTATGTTAAAAACCCTAAAACTGGAAAGGTTGTTAAGGTAAACTTTGGAGACCCAAATATGAGAATTAAGAAGTCTAATCCAGAAAGAAGAAAATCTTTCAGAGCAAGACATAATTGTGATAATCCGGGTCCTAGAACAAAAGCAAGATATTGGTCTTGTAGAAAATGGTAAATAAATTATGGCAGAACAAAATCAAGACAAAAGTTTTTTTGGTAGACTAAAGAAATTATTTTCAACTACAGCTATCGTTACCGTTGATAAAGATGGTAAGAGAAAAGTTGTAGATACTGAAGAAAGACAGGCTACAACTAACTTAATGGCTTTAAGAGATAGATACACCAAATTACAAAGGTCATTCTATGAATCACAAGCATCAGGTCAATCGATGGCATATCACCAAGTTCGTAGAGAACTTTTTAGAGATTATGATGCTATGGATAATGACCCAATTATAGCATCGGCTTTAGATATATACGCTGATGAATCAACAACAAAGAATGAATATGGAGATGTATTACAAATCCGTTCTTCAAATGAAAATGTTAGAGAAATCCTTCATAACTTATTCTATGATATTATAAACGTAGAATTTAATTTATGGCCTTGGACAAGAAACTTGGTAAAGTATGGTGATTTCTTTTTAGGGTTAGAAATTGGTGAGGGTAAAGGAATTATAAACGTAATACCACATTCAATCTATTATACTGAAAGATTGGAGGGATTAGACCCTAGCAATCCAAACTATGTAAAGTTTAAAGTTGAAATGGATAGAACCGGTAAGAGTGAGTGGGAAAACTTTGAAATGGCTCACTTCAGACTTTTATCTGATACAAATTTCCTACCATATGGTAAGGCTATGATTGAAAATGGTAGAAGGGTATGGAAGCAATTATCTCTTATGGAAGATGCGATGTTAATCCATCGTATTATGAGAGCACCCGAAAAGAGAGTTTTCAAAATTGATATTGGTAATATCAACCCACAAGAGGTAGATAACTATATGCAGAAAATTATTAACAAAATGAA